TTTTCTTTCTTTTTGCTGAGATAAATGATCGTACTTGCTGCGTATTTGAGTCCAGAACCTCCTCCCATTTCTTTAGTTGGTACGTAAGCTCCGATGACATCGTATGTATGATTTGTGACAATGAGCGGGACATTTGCTTGACCTAGTTTGAGTGTGAGCATTCGAAATGCACCTTTAATAAGTTGAGATTTAGTCATATCTCGAACTTCTTTTTCATTCAGTGCATCAGTAATCTCTTTAGATGTAGAAAGCATACCCAAAGAGTCTAGCACAAACATACATGGTTTGCGGTCTTCTACAGGTGCTTTCAAATACATATCTACTGCTTTAAGTGCCTTTGTGCGGAACTCCTCAATAGTAACTACATTTACAACTACAATACGAGATGTATCTAAACCACGACTTACTAGAAGAGATTTAGTGATAGCAGCCTCAGTGTCAAAGTAGAGACAGTAAGCATTGGGATTAGAATCAAGAAAGTTCTTAACCACGGCGAGAGAGAAAAAAGTCTTTCCAGTAGAAGACTCTCCAGCAATAGCAGTAATCTTATTCCCAGATACGCCGCCAAATATACTACCTGAAACCAGTGCATTAAAAATGTATGAGCCCGTATCAACATAAGTTTCTGTTTCGTCAATATCTGATGCAAGTTTGGTGAAATCGTCACCAATTTCTTTTACAATATCTTTAAGAAAATCCATAGTTATTTTTCCTTGTTCAAAAAATTTATTTTGTAAGACCACAACTTGGCATAAAGTTCTGGTTTAGAATTTTTTAAAACTCCAATTATAGTCTCAAGTTCTTTTCGATTTATAGGAAGTTTTATCATGAAAAAAATGCATCAAGATTTGCTTTTTTCTCAACACTCCACCCAATAGCATCAAGAATAATTTTTAGAGGTTCCAAAAATGCTTTTTCAAATTGTAGTTCATAATCTATGTATTTGTCAAGGTTAAGTTCTTTTGGAAATTCTTGAATAAATGATATTACGTTTTCATGGATTATATTTGGTTTTTTCAAATATACAAACTTAATTTTCTCACCATTCTGAATAAGAGAATATTTATTTGTCAGTTTATTCTGTTTAATATAGTAATTGAAAAGAAGTGCTCCACGAACATGTATTGGAGTTTTGGGAGCATATATGTTAGAAAAAGATTGATATTTAACAACATCAGAAGCGGATCGTGGGAATGAAATTTGTTCTGGCGGAAGAGACTTAAATTCTTTACGTGCATTTTCAATAAATTTAATTACATCATCCTCACTTCCACTCATCATCAACTTAAGAGCATCCTTAATCATTTTACGACAAGGTGCAGGAGTAGATGATTTGACTGCTTCAATACCCATCATCTTGAGTTTAGGTTCTTCATAGCGGACACCTTCACTATCCCATACGTTAAGAATATAACGCTTCTTAGCAGTCCAGATACCACGATCAGCAATATTCTCCCGCTTCATCTGCATCTTCTGGTCATATGCATTCACATAGGTCGCCAGTTCTTGGTAAGAACTTTCAATATACTTTTCAAGTTCCATCGAAGCGACCTTATCAAGGAACGAAACAACGCTTTCAGTAGTTTTCTCTCTTCCTTTGAATACAGTATCAACAACAGGACCCATATTGAGATAGATAGAATCAGTATCAGAAGCAATAACGTAATCAACATTTTCAGTTTTTAGCAATTTGTTTAGATATGTATTCATTTTATTCTCAATCCAACGGATTGATACTTGACCACTCAAAGTGATTGCTTCAGCATTTTCAAGTTTATAGTAACGAAAGTACTGATTACCAATCGCACCATAAGCAGAGTTAAGAGAAATCTTTTTTGCCATTTGAATATTGTTGCAACGAGCAATCTCTTTTAACAAGTCCTTATTCTTAGTTTTTTCATATTCTTTTTTTGCCTCGATCATCTTCTTTTTAAAGATAACCCGGTCTTGGTACATCTTTTCCATCAGTTCAGGAAGAAATCCACGAATATCTTTACGAAACATAGCACCATTAGCACAGACAGCATAGTCCTTATACATCTCAAAAGTGAGTTCCTGATTGAGGATTTTATCAACACTTACTGTTGGGTGCCTATCATCCACAAGAGTTTCTGGCGAAATATTATATTGCATTATTAAATGTGGATATAGAGAATTAAGGTCAAAGTTTACTACCCAATCATATCTACCAGGAATAGGCTCTTTTACATATGCACCAGCATACTTTTCGTTTTTTTGAGACTTATTTTTGGGAGGAATAACAATATTCCTCTTCTTAAGATAATTGTAAATAATATTATCCCACATTCGCACCTGATAGAACACATCAGCATAGTTCACTTTTGCATCATATGCCATCGTAAGTGCAAGTTCGATGAGTTTCATCTTGTCTTCCAAACGGTCAACAAGTTCCACGTCAACGATGTTGTATTCAATAAACTTCTGCCAACCTTGAGTATAGAAATCCTTGAAGGTATCAAACTCAGAGTGGTCAAGTTTCTTCTGACCCAGTTCTACCTCAGCAATATAATCGAGGCGATATGATTCTTGTGCTTTATAAGTAAATTTTTTATAAAGGTCAAGATAATCCAATTGAGTTAATCCACCCACATCAAAAGTTGTATGCTTACGTCCATTTATAAAAATTTCACCCTCCGTAACAAGTCCCCAATTAGAAAAACGTTTCATTAGTTTTTCTCCAAGAACACGGTTCAATCTTTTGCAAATATATGGAATATCGTACAACTGTATATTCCATCCAGTAATTACATCAGGAACATCAACCATCCAATAGTTAATAAAGCTATTGAGAAGATCATATTCGCTCGGGCAGTAATGATATGTGACATTACTTTGCTCGTTTTTAAAAGGTTTAACCCCCCAAGTAACAATTTCTTTTGTTGTATAATCCTGAATAGTTATGGCAAGAATTTCTTCGATACAAGATTCAACATCGGGGAATCCTTGCTCAGAAGCAACTTCAATATCCAAAGTTACAAGTTTTATTTTACTAATATCGAACTTGATTTCATCTTCTGGATATTTTTCCGAAATATATTGGCAAATATACCTATCATTACCGAAAATTTCAAACCCATCAATCTCATTATATTTTTTATAAAATTCTCGACAATCCCTTACAGTTCCGGGATTGATGGGTTCTACTGCTTCACCACTTAATGTTCTATACTTAGAGTCTTTTTTTGTTTTTACAAAAAGAGTTGGAAAGAACTCATCTCTAGTCTCAAACCTTTTTCCATTATCTACTCCACGAACCAAAAATTGATTTCCAATTAACTGAACATTAGTGTAAAAGCGTTGTGTCATTCTTTAATCAAATCCTCATATTTTTCAAGTAAAGTTGGAGTAGGATCGGCAAGTGTAAGAATCTTATCCGAACTCATCATAAATGTATCTTGTTTAGTATATCCGCAAAGAAATGGCTCTAATGTTTTGTCATTTCCAACTACAAATGGATTTACCAATTTGCAATCAGGTTCTCCAATATCAGCACCTATCTCTTCAATCTGGCTGATGAGAATCAGATTGTTCAGCAGGGCTAGAACTTTGATCGTTTTTTCCATTGTTAATTATATCTTCTGTGTACATGTTTTCTAGTTTTGAAACAGGATTTACCATTGTGACAACCCAGTCTGTAGGTATGGTAATTTGCTCATCGGCAGAGAGTGGAATCCATTTATAAAGAGAAACCTCATATCCCAATCTTCCGACTACCTCAGTATTATCCGATAATGGATTTGATTCCTTTATCTTAACGGCGCAAGGATTTTTCAAATAATATCCTATAACTCTATTAGTAGATTCATCTTCTCCTCCAATAATCATTTCTTTTATGTCGGCAATAACCTCTTCACCAGACTTCAAAAGTAAAAGCTTGATTGACATTCTTATCCAAATTCTTGATTTATTTTAGCACTAAAAAAAAGAGGAGTCAACCTGGATTTTGCCAGGTACTCCTCATGCGCCGACGATATTCAATTATATTTATAGATAATCTTTACGCTTATGATGGTCAGGAACAATTTTCTTTAAGTTGATAGAGAGGAGTCCATCTTCAAAGGATACATCTGATACTTCAGTATCATCTGCCATTGTCCATGCTCTTTTGAACGATCGTTTAGCTAATCCCTTATGGACGTAGTTGGCATCAGATTCTTTATCATCCTTTTGTCCTTCAACATATAATTTTCCATCTTGCGTATAGACATAAACCTCCTTTTTCTTAAATCCCGCAAGTGCAAGTTCAAGTTTAGATTCTACATTACTTACCTGAACTAAATTATATGGAGGATAATTGGAAGTTGTTTCGTGAATTTTAAAAATACGATCAAAATACTCATCCATACCAATAGTATTACGGTTGATTCTTTCCAGCAAAGCAGAAAGATCCGCAGCCTGATATTTCATCAGATTAGTCATTATGGTAGCTCCTTTACAGCGAGGTTTGATTGTGTGATCCCTATAAGGCGATCAGTATTAATTATAATAGAAATAAAAAAAAGAAGAAGGGAAAAAACCCAACCTCTTTTTACGGTATTTTCACTTTTATAAAAAAGTTATTTAAATTCAATCAACATCTTCAACTTTTCCTTTTTTACCTATATTATATTTTTGCTCCAAAATCCATTCTCCCTTTTCTTTATACGAAAGAACTTTAATTTGGTTGAGAGGTGCTATATCAAGAATTTTATCAGAATCAACTACTGTAATAAGTCCCCAATCAGAAAGAAGACGTACAATACGGTTTCTACGTTGCACATCATTTACAGTAAGATTTGCGTGTTTGCCATCCAAAGCAAACAGTTCTTTAAAATGAGTAATGAAATATCTACCTTGTTTATGAAGAATGTGAGCACTTTGATATAGTTTTTTTTCTTTTCTAGAAGCTACTCCAATTCTAGTTAAAGTTTCACGAACTTTTAAAAAGTCGTCTGGTTCATTTAAAATGACCTCCACCATCATATTAGGAGACCAATTTACTTGAGGTTCAATTGTTTGGTTAGTCATTTTGTTCCGCCAATATCAAGTCGTTTTTTAATGAAAGCAAGTTGTTCTTTTGTTAGGATTTTCAATGCCTGAGATGCTTTTTCATTACTATATCCATAGTATTGTTTTACACATTCTAAGTCTTTGACCTTATCCTTATGGATCCAGGGAGAAAACCTCTTCCTTTTCCTGATACTATTTAGATAAAATGAATATTGCATATCTTTATCAAGATGATGATTTAAATTCATTTCATTTGCAAAAAGTACCGTATCAACTTGCCCTGAAAGACAACGATTGATAATGTAAGGTGCATACTCCTTCTCAAGTGAAGGGTCTTCGTCAATTAGGTTTTGCTTCGTCTGATTGATCGAGTTTAACCAATCCTTCAATTCCATAATTAAAAAGCAATAGTTCTTTACGTTGTTTTTGATCTCGCATATATTCACCAACAGAACGCATAGTATAAGTCAGATCAAACTCAGCAGCGTTCCAGTTCTTAAAGCGATCTTTGACAAGTTGATCCGAGTTATAACTAATCAACTGATCCATATCATTAGCGTCACAATCAGAAGCAAACTTATCGTGATTAAATCCTTTGTGCATTGATCCCTTATTCCCATAGAGATTATCCTTAATATCATAAGGAGGATCGAGATACATAAAAGAACCTTTGTTCCCATCCATCAGATAATCGTATGAATAATTAGTTATACGCCACTTAGCAATTAACTTGGAATACTCTGGCAATTTTTCAATTCCTCTTAAAGAAAAATTAGAGACTGATGCTTGAGGAGAAAAAGATGAACTTTCAGTGAGTCCTGAAAAAGAACACTTATTTACAAAATAAAAAGCAGCAGCTCTCTGAAGACTTGGAAATTCTAAATTATTAATATGTTCTTTCATTGTAGAAAAAACTTCTCTTGCTTTTTCTGGAGTATTATATTGTCTTTTATACGATTCAAGAACAGCAGTCAATCCATCTCCAAACATCTGGAGTTGTTGCCAGAAATTTACAAGAGGTTCATATAGATCATTTACCCAAATATCCAGGTAAGGATATTTCTTGGTAATATAAATAGCAACACTTCCACCACCAAGAAATGGTTCTCGGAACTCATCATAGTTGCGAAGGTCAGGAAAATAAGGTCCCATCTTTTCACAAGCACGGGACTTACCGCCAGGGTAGCGAAGAGGAGTTTTTAAAGATTTCATATTACCACTCATCCGATTCATCCTCCCACTTATAAAGTTCATCTACAATTTCGTGATACAGTTCTTTTACTTGGTTTTTAGGAGCAAGAGAAACATTTTTAGCAATATACTCAACATCTCTCTTATCAACAACAATTTTCAATCCAGATTTTTTAAGATTTTTTTTAGGATTAAAATTTTTAAGAGCATTTTCAAAAGATACAATGCCAAAATGGCGTTGAGTTTGATCAATCAAAATCATTTCATCAAACTTTTGTTCTGGAAAATAATTGTTTACATTCCCTTGAAAGTTTTTAAGAGTAATTTCTTTGGTATTAAAAGTTCGATCAGTTTGAAATAACCCATCAAGACCTTTTGCTTCTAGTCGCCAAACTTCTTCATTTACTTTAGTAGTAAAATCATGCCCCAAAGAATCATTTAATCCAACATATACTAAGTTTTTGCTGGTTTTTTCAATTGCCTTTTCAATAAACAGTGCTCGACTAAATTTTTGCCCACCAAACCGAAGACGGCGAGTGTATTCAACTACACCCATTACCATTTCAAAATCAAATTCAATTTTAGTTTTCATAATAATTTACTTAAACTCAACCTCACACATAAGTTCAGTTAATGCTGCTAGGAAATTAATTTCTTGATCAACCACGAACGCACATTGATATTGATACTTAGCAATAACAAGAACGGCAGCAGGGATAGATTGGGGTGTAAGGCAATCATAACAGGCGTCATAAACCCTGCGAAGTAAAACAGAAGCATCGTTGTCAAGGTTGGAGACCACCCACTTACGAACTTCCGTGAAGTTTTTGTCTTTGAGAGATTTAATAAGTTCATTTACAGATACATCAGAGAAAGTTGCAAGAATACCTGCGTCAATTTTACCCCCAGTAGAATATCTCTGAATTTCATTTAGAACTCTTCGGAAATCAGGGAAATGTTTTGATACCAATTCCGCAACGACTTTTTGATCATACTCAATCCGTTCCTCATCCAAGACTTGTTGAAGTCGTTTGAAGAAACTTCCAGCAAGTTGAACCTTTTGTTTTCCCTTGATTGTAAAGTCAATGACAGCACATCGGGAATGAAGTGGTTCGATAATCTTGTTCTTGTAGTTGCAGGTGAAGATGAATCGGCAGTTGTTATAAAATGCCTCAATATTCGCCCGTAGTAAGAGTTGAACATCTGCGGTTGTGTTGTCACTCTCATCCACAATGATGACTTTATGCCTACCATTTCCTTGAAGTGATACGGTCGAAGCAAAGTTCTTTGCTTGGTTCCTGACAGTAT